TGGTCAGCAAGGCAGATTCAAATGAGCCTAATATCGACCTACTTACTTGTATCCACAGACAAGGCGACAAGTGGTATGTGTACCAGAGCATTAAGGACAAGATTGTTCCCGATTCAGAAGGTGAATACCCAATCGACAAGCTCCCTTGGATGCCCCTTCGTTTCATTCGTATGGACGGGGAAGACTATGGCCGTGGGTTTGTAGAGGAGTACATCGGAGACCTTCGTTCTCTCGAAGCCCTTACCGAAGCTATTGTCCAAGCCTCCTCCGCTTCAGCAAAAGTTGTGTTCTTGGTTCGCCCCAATGGTGTGACCAATAAGAAGCTTTTGGCAGAAGCTCGTAATGGTGCAATCATTACAGGAGACCGCCAAGATGTTTCATGCCTCCAAGTGGAAAAACAGGCTGACCTTCGTATTACCCAGAGCGTTATGGAGTCAATTACCCTGCGTCTTGGGTATGCGTTCCTTCTAAACGCCTCTGTTGTTCGTAATGCAGAGCGTGTTACTGCTGAAGAAATCCGCTACCTATCTAATGAAATTGAAACAGCCCTTGGGGGTGCTTATAGTGTGCTTTCCCAGGAGTTTCAGCTACCTTTGGTTTCACGAATTATGGATAGGATGCAACGACAGAACAGGCTTCCAAAAATTGACAACAAGCTGATTCGTCCTGTTGTGGTTACTGGTGTAGATGCTTTAGGCCGTGCTACAGACTTAACCAAGCTTGATCTGTTTATTCAAGGAATTGCTCAAACCCTAGGGCCACAAGCTGTGCCTCAATTTGTAAACATTGAAAATTACCTTGCTCGTAGGGCTACCAGCCTAGGTATTGATACTGAAGGGCTGATTCGTAACCAAGAAGAAGTCAAAGCAGAAAACGCACAAGCCATGCAACAACAGCAAAATATGAGCCTAGTTGAAAAACTTGGGCCACAGGCCATTTCCAGCATGGGTCAAATCGCTAATAGTAGCGAAGGATTTAAAGCTGGACTTGCCCAAGCTATGAGCCAAAATATGCCACAGGCTCTAAACCAGCCTCAACCTAGTCAGTAAACAACACAACAAAGGAGTAAAACACAATGCAAGCAGTAAGCACACCCGTAACTCAAACACCCGCTGATGCCCCTAATCAGCCTATTGCCGACCCCAGAGGTGGCGGTCTAATCCAACAGGAAGTTCAAACAGCCTCTCAAGAGGTTCGTCCTACTTGGCTTCCAGAGAAGTTTAAATCCCCAGAGGAAATGGCTAAATCCTATGCAGAGCTAGAAAAACGCTTTAGCCAGCCTAAACAGGACGCTACAAAGCCAGAACAGCCTCAAGATACAACTCAACAGCCTGTTAGTGGCTTCCAGAAGTACAGCGATGAATACTTCTCTAATGGAAAGCTTTCTGATGAAACCTACTCTGAATTGGCTACTAAAGGTATCCCTAAAGAGTATGTAGATCAGTACATGAAGGGTTTTGAGGCTACTCAAGAAGCTCAATCTCAAGCCATTATCTCTGAAGTAGGAGGAGAAGAGCAGTTCAAGGCTATGAGTGCTTGGGCATCTGAAGCCCTATCTGAAACCGAACTAGAAGCCTATAACAGGGCTGTTTCTAGCGGTAATAGGGATGAGGCTTCCTTTGCAGTCAAGGGCATCTACGCCCGTTTTAGGGCTAATTCTGGTGGTTTAGAGCCTCGTTTGCTGGCGGGTGAGACTTCTGTTTCTGGGCCAGTTAATGTATTTCGTAGCACGGCAGAAGTTGTTCAAGCTATGAAAGACCCAAGATACAAGAAAGATTCGGCATATCGTCAAGATGTAGAAGATCGACTTGCCAAGTCTAACATATTCAACTAAAGGAGATATATATGGAAAATAACAAAGCAGGTTATAAAACTACAGAGTTCTGGCTGTCAGTAGTCGCCATGATTATTGGTGCTGTGTCAGCTAGCGGTATCCTTCCCGTAGAAGGCCCGTGGCAACAGGTTCTTGGAGTAGCTACTACTGCTCTGGTTGCACTTGGTTATACTGGGGCACGGCTGTCCCTTAAGAACAAAGAGTAATAAGCGTGTGGTTGGCGATATTTCAAGCTCTTGCATTTTTGTTGCAAGCTTGGGTATCCGCATTGGCGGGGAGGGCTGTCCGTGAAGTTAAGGCTTCTGATGGCTCTCCCCCGCCTCTTTATATTCGTAGGGCTTTTAACGACAGGGTGTGCGAGTTTAACAGAAGCAAAAAAAGTAGTATTCGTTGACGAATCTGGTGGGTTTGTTCGTATCGGGCCTAATGTTACAGGCCAAGTTTATGTCTGGGATGGGACTCATTGGGCTTTGAGCCAGAACAAGATAAAGATTCCCGAAGGATGGTACACGGGTTCTGTAGGGGCTGATGCTAAAGAAGGGCTTGACAAAGCCCCGCAGTCTAGTAAATAAACACTCAAGTTTTGGAAAAGCTTTCCGAAGCCCCGACCCTCTGCGGAGGACAATCGCTGGTGCAACAGATTGATATACCAGAGCGAACAACCAAGAATTGTTGGAGTTCGTTTTGAATCATGTGATTTAATCGGGCTTCGACACCTACAAAGAAAGGGCTAATAATATGGCTCTAGCTACTAATACTCTCGCTCGTCCAGGTGCTAATCTCCCTGCTTCTAGCGATAAAACAGAGCTTTTTCTTAAGAAGTTCGCTGGCGAAGTGCTGACGACTTTTGAGACTGAAGCGTTGTTCAAAGAACTCACAACGACCCGCACCATTGAGAATGGCAAATCTGCCCAGTTCCCCGTGGTTGGAACGGCTGTGACCAAATATCATACCGCTGGTGACTCTGTCATCGAAGGTAGCGGTTACCTCAACAATATGTCGCATACCGAAAAGGTTATCACAATCGAAGGATTGCTGACCTCTTCTGTATTGCTGGCTAACATTGACGAAGCGATGAACCACTTTGATGTGCGTTCTATCTACTCGACTGAAATTGGTCGTTCGTTGGCAAAGGCTTTTGATAAGGCCGTTGCACAAACGATCATTTCCGCTGCGAGACAGGCTAACAACTTCGGAACCAACGGCCCAGACGGAGATTCGGGAACCTCTGATACTTGGACTGCTGGCAATCATTCAGTTGTGACTGCTAGCTCTGGAACAGATGGTTCTGTTCTTGCAGGTGCGGTTCTAACTGGCTTGCGTAAGCTTGACGAGCGTGATGTGCCTTCGGATAACCGATACATCGCTGTTCGCCCTGCCCAGTATTGGCTCTTGATTGATGCCCTCACAAAGGGTGACTTCAAGGCTCCTTATACTAGCAATTCGGGCGTGTTCGAGAACGGAAAGGTCGCTATGATCGGTGGTGCAACCATCGTAAAGAGCAACAACATTCCTTCTTCGGACTTGTCGTCTGATACCACGATTCCAGAGCAAGCCTCTGGTGGTTCACGCCGACTCAACTATGCGAACACGCAAGCGATTGTGTTCCATCCTGCCTCTACGGGTTGCGTCAAGCTCCTCGATGTGGCGGTTGAGAGCGAATACCAGATTGAGCGACAGGCGACCTTGATGGTTGCGAAGTACGCAGTTGGACACGGAGTTCTCCGTCCCGAAGCGTCTTACGAAGTCAAGTCTGCCTAATAATTAGGTACTCTAGGGGCCGTCAGTCAAGCTGTCACATCCTCGGCAAACCAAAGGTTATTGTGTTTCCCTTTGGCGAGTGAAGTGAATTTTAGCTTGGCTGGCGGTCTCTTTTTTGTCTATATTACTCCTATATGGCACTTCCAGTAGTAGCTACAACTGAACTAGAAGCCGTTAATACAATGCTCACTACTATTGGTGAGTCTCCTGTTAATACGATTAGCGAATCAACTGCTGATACCCGTATTGCTTACATTATCTTGGGAGAGGTTAATCGTGCAACGCAGATTCGTGGATGGCATTGGAATACTGAATCTGATGTCACTCTTACCCCAGACTCGGTTACCAAAGAAATTACACTTGGTACTGATGTAGTCCGTGTGGATGTGGATGAACGGACTTATTCTAATGTTGATGTAATCCAGCGTGGAACTAAACTTTACGATAAGAAAAATCATACCTACCAATTTACATCTCCTTTAAAAGCTGAAGTTGTTTACTTACGCACTTTTGCAGAAATGCCAGAACAAGCTCGTTACTACATTATTGTTCGTTCTGCCCGTTTGTTTCAACAGCGTATGATTGGTGATGCAACAGGTTCAGCATTTAGCTCTGAAGAAGAGACAACGGCTTTGCTTGCTCTTCAAAACGCTGAAGATGAAACGGCTGACTATAACATTCTTGACCAGTACGATATTGGAAAAGTAACCTCACGCCGACCTTCGATTGTATAACTTTATGGCCGTAGGCAAAACCTCTGCGACCGCAAAGAATCTTATTCGGACTAGTGTTCCGAACCTTATATCTGGTGTTTCTCAACAAGCGGATGCTTT